ATTGATACGTGCTCAGATATGTGTGCTTGCAGTGTTGAATACACTTGAGGATTAATCTGAACCATTCTTGTTGCCATAAAAGCAACGTGAGCTGCCATATGTGCATCATGATCTTGAGTCGGGAACGCTTTTAATGGTTTCTGGTATAATGATTCCATATTCTCGGTTGCCGGATCTTTTGGCATTGGTTTTTCTTGTGGAATAAGTAGTTGATCAATATCTTGGGTCCCTAATGCTTCATATACTCTACGATATGCTTCTCTCAAGTTGTGCATCATAGGATTTGACATAGCAATCTTTAGATTCTCGTTTGCAAGTGTCACTCTTTGGGCCATACTCATGATATTTGGGTCGGCTACTGGAATTACATCTACTCGATCATCAAAATCAGTTTGTTTTACTGCTTGATCGGCACCATATACTGAATATGGGTAGATTGGAGGTAGATATGTTCCAAATACTTTTGATAATAGTCTAAATTCTCTACGCATTGAGTAGTAACAACGCTTGTGTATTGCACTCATGACCCTTGAACCACGTTCTAGAAGCGAAACTGTAGTACCAACAGCTCTATTTTGCATGTCGTTACCCGTATCCATGTTAGTTATTGCTGCAAACTTCTGTCCTGCTTGCACAACAAAGCCCATTAATTGGTATAATGTAGCTGATGGTTCTTTAAATGGTAAAATTTGGAACTGATCTTTGATATTTCCGCCTGGTGCATCCACATCTCTGAACTCTCCTGGTTGAAATGGTTGGTCATCGTCTCTAATTCTAATACCTCTAGACTTAAATCCAGCAGGTAAGTTTGATAATGTACCAGCATCTAACAATTGTCTTAGTGCTTGAGTAGCAGTTCTGCTTAATCCACCAATCATGTGTGTTAAACCAAAACCATAAAACCCTAATCCTGGTAAAAATTTAAAATGTACGAAGTATTCTTTTCTTTTTTTAGTCTCATCATTCATATCGTAGTTACGATAGATAGATAATACTTCGCCTGAACCTTCATCAATAGTTACGATGTAAGGAACTTTAACTTGTTTGTCTGGATTTTGCATTTCAAACTCTTCTAAGTTTAAATCGACATGCATTTCAAGAATTTGATATGAGTATTGTTTATCGGTTGAAGGTGTTACTCCTTCTAGTTCTTGATATTTCTTTTCAATTTCTGTTGGACCTGCTGCAGTTGGTTTTAATTCTACATCTCTATAAAATCCTGCTGCTTGTTTTTTTAAAATTTCGTTCTCACCCATTTTAATAACATGAGTAATTCTTTCGCAATCCATTAAATCAGTTGCGTAATAAGGAACTACTAAATCTTCAGCTGGTATAAATTTAGATACCGCTCTTTGCATTACTTCATCATAATAAACTTTTTTAAATGCAGATCCTGCGAGTGCTAAATAAAATAACAGTTGATCAAATTCTGGAGTGTACTCTTCCATTTCTTCAGTCAACATGTAATTCATAAAATCTTGCACACGTTGTGCTTGATTTACTTTTGCATCATCTTCCACGCCAAGAACTCTAGTTCGTACTGGTCCTGATGATGGAAGTAATTCTTTATAGGCTTGTGCTTGAAAGGATGTAACCGCTTCGGATAAAAGTGGATGAGTCACGGATGCTGAACCTTTGAACGGTCTCGTCATCGTTGTGTGTTTGATTCCTAATAAATCTAAATTACTAGTATAAGAAGTTTCCCAATCCTTACGTGATACTCTATCTTTTTTATAATCATCTAATAACTGATTTGACATTCGTTGAAGAGTCTCGTCAGACATTTCTTCTGTAAGATTTTTAAAAAACTCTTCAGTTTCATTAATTGCTTCTTCAAAAGTTGTAGGTTCCTCTCCTTCTAATTCAATATCAATTTCTTCAGAATCAGGAGTAACCGTTTCTTCTTCAATTACTTTATCAATTTCAGCCATATAAAAACTTAACTAAGTTTAGTTGGTTTTGTTCTCGCCATTCCGCCACCACGAGCTTTTACCATAGTACCTTTTTTAAAATAGTTTCCTACTTTTTTAACGTTAGCATTGTTAGCTCTTATCTTTTCATTAAAAGCAATTTTTTTTGCAGCTCTATTTTCTGCAGCCTTAGCCATTTTATCTTTTAAAATTGAAAACCCTCTTCTTTCCTCTTGTGCTTTATTTGCTGCTTTAAATCTTTCAATGCTCTCTGCACTAAAATTAGCACCTTTATTTTTAGCACCAAACATTTTAAAAGGTCCACTAGATATAACATCTTTGTCTACTTTAATACCTGGAATCTTTTTAGTTTTCTTAGTAATGTATTCTACTTTTTTTGGTTTAACAAATGATTTTCTAAACTCTGGTGTTTTACCAACAACATTTGAAGCTGTTGATTTACCACTTAGCATTCCTAACTTAGATGCACCAAGTAATGCTGCTCCAAATCCTAGGATCGCTTTATTTCGTCTTCTTGATTTTTTTGACATGTCTTTATCTCCTAATTAATAATATACGTATTTACGTTCTTTATAACTTTGAACCTCATCCTCGTCAGAATAAGTAGTTACAAAAGAACCTTGTCGGTATCTTAACATAGCTTGGGTGGTGCTGTCCACATAATCGTCATGTTCTCCATGAGGAAAAGCTGCACATTCTTCTATCACTTCTTGAGCCCAATGCTCGTCTCTTGGATACCAAACTTGTTTAGATTCGAATATAGGAGAAGTAGCATTAACCCTAGAGTGTTTGTCCTGCCCTCGTCCTGGTGTGTAATCCATAACAGGTATACCCATTCTTCTTAATTCTTGTAATAAACTTTGTCCACTCGCTTTAGCTTCTATAATAATTGTCTCTGGTTGCCAATACTTATATTGATCTAGTGCTACCATTTTTAATTCTGGAAAATCCCATTTACCTTTGATTGCATCAATTAGCATAATAGCATCAGGCCCTGATTCGTGAGGCGTGAATATTCCCCAAGTAGTAATGGCACTGTAGTCGGCTGTTTCTTTTTTACTGAACGCTGTATCATAAGATTGTATGACATGCTTTAACGCAGGAAGATCCTCGGACCACGGTTGCCACCATTCTCTTTTTAAAATTGCTCCTTCCTCTGAAGTTGGATTTTGCATGTACTGTGCAGACCAATTTCTAATTGAGATTGAAGCTTTAACTTTTTCTAATTCTTCTAGGTTCCAATATTCAGGCCAAACAGGTACCGGATTTTCTTCGTCACCTAAAAGAGCTGGAAAAGAAATTTTCTCCCACTTGTCTGCCTTAGGTTCATTTTCTGATCGTATTAATCTTCCGGTCAAATCATCTTCTGCCCATCTTGTCATTACAAGTACAATCGAGCCTCCCGGTTGTAAACGTTGTCTGGGTCCTGATAGGTACCAATCAAACGTTCTCTCCATTGCACTATCGGACATTGAATCTTGTTCCGTGTGTGGATCATCAATAATAAGTAAGTCCGCCCCTCGTCCTGTGATAGAACCGCCAACACCCGCTGCAAAGTATTCCCCACCTTGATTGGTCTCCCAACGTCCTTTTGCCTTACTATCTTCTCTTAGTCTAACATCTCCAAATATTTGTTTATAGTCTGGACTGTCAATTAAATTTCTTACCTTCGCACCGAACCTTCCTGAAAGTTCTGCGTTGTGGGATACCTGCATAATTTTCATCTTAGGATTCTTTCCAATCATCCAAGCAGGAAAGTATATGGATGCAAATTCAGACTTAGTGTGTCTAGGAGGCATATTCACGATGAGCCTTCCTTTTTTATTTTTTGATATCTTTGTGAACTCGTGTGCAATATGTTGGTGGTGTCCCCACTTATCAGGATCCCTATCAGTTCTACAAATAAAATCTGGCCATACATTTTTTACAAAATATAAAAAATTATCTTGACATAATTTTATATGTTTAAGCCACACTTTTTCGAGCCTCTCTCGTAGCTGATCGGTGGTCAATAATTCTGTATCAGTCATCTAGATTTAATATACACCCGGGTCCCCTAAAAATAAACCCCCTATAATCTACAGCGACCCACTACATGTATCTGTCATAGCAAGTAAAGGTAAAGATAGTAAACATCGAAAAAAAAATCCTAAAAAAATGAAAAAGTAAAACTTTTGATTTTTGGATTTTGGTTGGTACCTCTATGGGTGTCCAGGCCCGAAGGCCTGGACTAGGGAAACTTTAGGCGCTAGCGCTTAATCTTGCTTTACGTTTTGCAATAGTTTGTTTTAAATCTTTACAATAATCTAAGTAAGCGTATCTTGAAAATATATCCCACGCTTCCTCGACCTCGCAAGGTTTACCAATAGTAGGCGCCATTAATTTACAGTCTTTATTATGATCTAAGTTAAAGATTGCGTGGCCTAGCTCGTGTAGTGTAACATGAAGCAAGTAATTGTACCCTTTATCAATTGCCGCTTTAGTAATCCAAATGTGACGTCTACCGCCTACGCCTAGCGTGTTTTCGTGTCCCTTGGCTGGCGTTCCTATTCTCACGATTACTCTAGGCAATCTGCATTTTCTTTTTTTTGCTTCGTATAAAATCTCGATAACTTTTCGTCTCAATTTATATACGTCATCACACATTTTAAAGTTGTCGATATATGGTGTTTTTATTTTCATTTTATTTTCCCTTTTTGTTAATTGTTTATTCTGTTAACTTATCCCATCTTAATAAGAGCGTCAACTAAATAATTAATTTTTATTCATTTTTATTCAACCTCTAGTTGTAGGCCCTACCTTAGAATCATTCTAAAGAAGGACAGCAACCAAAAGAAACACAATAATCAAGCCCGGAAAAAATACAAACATCCGAGCTATAAAAGCTATAAAATGATCCATTATAAACCCGCCTTTTTAAATTTCTTTTTGCCATATGTTTTGACCTTCTCGACAATCACGGCCGGCGTGTCCAGCTTGTAACACAATAAACAATCTTTACATTTTTGGCCCGTACAGTTTTGCCGGTCCTGATGCTGCGACTCGGGGACGGTTGAAAATGTTTTATCAAAGTAAGGCGGGATCTTATCCAGGATGTGATTGATCCGCGGTGTTGAATAAATAAGAATAAAATTTTTAGGCTTTTTATTATTCTTAAAATATTTCGCTATGATGTCGTATCTCTTCGTCCATAAGCTAAAATTACAGTGAGGGTTTTTGATCGCTATGTTTACGTAATTAATTAAATTAATCTCATTAATTAATTCACCATGAGCGTTGAAGCGAAAAAAAGCGCTATTGATCACCGGCAGCGCATCAGGATGCAGGACTCGATCAGCGAGCAGCTCAGTGTTACGCTGTAGAGCTGGCGCCATGTTTTTTCTAAATGTTTTTAACATCTCGTTCGAATAGCAAAAAGTACAAATATTATTCGGGTCTTGTTTATTATAATTTTTATTACAATAAGCATTCGTTACCGTATTAGTACTGATGGCCTGGAAGCCTTCCAGCTTCCCGGTCATTTTTGATATATGAATCATGAGCCGTTACCCTCGTATATTTCTTTAAGGTCCTGAAGGTCCGCGCCATCATCGCTGAAATCGTCACGACTCAGGCCCAGGCCAGCCGCTGCCCTTGCTTCATCTAATTCTTTTGGCCCTAGATTAGCAGCAACCATTGCTATAGCTAGATCTAATTCTTTTGGCGTAAGCTTATCAATTACACTTGTATCAATTGCTTTTTTAAACCCAAACGGGTCGTTGTTTTTTTTAGTCATTTTTATTTCCTTAGTTGGTTAATGCATCTTATTAACATGGGATATAATAGCTGTCAAATCTTTTTTTAATTATTTTTATTCTTTATATATATAGAAGAGCCACGGCCCGTGGTCCTGGATTTATTTTTTTTTCATTCAAGGTAAAGGTAATCCTATAATCGCAAAATTGACGTTGTTGATCTCAAGATTTACGCACATGTATAAAGGTAAAATAAAAACGAGACACGCCTCGTTGTTAATCTCAAGATTTACATGGATAAAGGTGCACGAGGCACGAGGCACGCCTCGTTGTTAATCTCAAGATTTACGCACAACGAAGTTGTGCGTAAATCAAGAACCATGAAGCGTGTTTATTTTTTCAAGAAGTTTATTGCGTCAATCAAGTTGAGTGATGAGTAGGCACGAACCAAGGTTCTCGGTTCACGAACCA